CGACGAAAGTCATAATGGTTTCTACCCCTCACGGGATGAACCATTTTTATAGGTATTGGCACGATGCAGAAAGAGGTAAGAATGAATATGTTCCTACTGATGTGCATTGGTCAGAAGTTCCTGGAAGGGATGAGGTATGGAAAGAACAGACTATTGCCAACACATCGGAACAGCAGTTTAAGATTGAGTTTGAGTGTGAATTTTTAGGATCAGTTGATACTCTTATTGCTCCTAGTAAATTGAGGAGTATGATATATCAAGAACCAGAAAAGAGAAGTGCTGGTTTAGATGTTTACGTGGATCCTCAAAAGGGTCATGATTATGTTATTGGGGTTGATGTTGCGCGAGGTGTAAATAAAGATTACTCTGCTTTTGTTGTAGTTGATATTACAGAGTTTCCGCATTGTGTGGTAGCAAAATATAGGAATAATGAAATTAAACCTATGCTCTTTCCCAGTATTATTGAAGAGATTGGAAAAAAATACAATGATGCATTTGTTTTATGTGAAGTAAATGATGTAGGAGATCAAGTTGCTTCTATTCTCAATTATGATTTAGAGTATAAAAATTTGCTCATGACTTCGATGAGAGGTAGAGCAGGTCAAGTTGTAGGTCAAGGATTCTCTGGTAAAAAGACTCAACTGGGAGTCAAAATGTCCAAGACAGTTAAGAAAGTGGGTGCTCTTAACTTGAAGACTTTGATTGAAGAGAATAAACTCTTAATGTGTGATTATGATATTATAAGCGAATTAACTACTTTTATTCAGAAAAGTAATTCATTTGAAGCAGAAGAAGGTTGTCATGATGACCTTGCCATGTGTTTGGTCATCTATGCATGGTTAGTTCAGCAGGAATATTTTAAAGAACTTACCGACCAGGATGTAAGAAAGAGATTATATGAGGAACAGAAGAATCAGATAGAGCAAGATATGGCACCATTTGGATTTATGACAGATGGAATGGATGAGGATAGTTTCGTAGATGAAGATGGGGATACTTGGTTTAAGGCAGATGAATATGGGGATAGATCTTACATGTGGGAATATATGTCGTAAACATCAATTTTTAATAAATAATTTCTAGATAACTGAGATTAGGAAAAAAACATGGCAACTCCACAATTATCTCCTGGAGTACTGATAAGGGAGGTTGACCTAACCGTCGGAAGAGCAGAGAATGTATTAGATAATATTGGCGCAATTGCAGGACCTTTCCCTATTGGTCCAGTTAATGATCCAATTGAAATTAATACAGAGCAAGAGCTTATAGACGTATTTGGTAAACCCAAGTCAACTGATGCTCAATATGAGTATTGGATGAGTGCTTCTTCATACTTAACATATGGTGGGGTTTTAAAAGTAGTTAGAACTGCTGGTCCTTATCTCTCAAACGCTAATGCTGGAGTTGGTATCGCTTCTACCTCCATGACTGGAGCAGATAGAATTGATAATTATGATGATTATTTGAACAATCATTCTGAAGCATCTGACTTTACTTTTGCTGCTAAGAACCCTGGTTCTTGGTCAAACGATTTAAAAGTCAGTTTCATTGATGATTTTGCTGACCAGACTCTCCATGTTAATACTACCGATCCTGCCGCAATTGGTTGTACGATTGGTTATGGTGTTACCACACCTATCTCAGGAGTTATAGCGGGTGTTGGAACAACTACTCAATATAGCGGTTATCTAAAAGGTATTATCGTTGGTGTTAATACTGATAGCAGTACTGCTGCTAATAGCACTATCGATGTAAGAATTGTTTCTAGAGTTTCCTCTGCAGGAACAGAAACACTGATTGATTATTCAGAAGGAACTGTTGGATATGCATTCACCGCTGGTGATTACATTAAGACGGTTAATAACAGTGCCGCTGTTACTGGTACTGGATTTACTCCAAATCTTTCTTCTGGAATTACATATCCAATCAAAGACTGGTACGATCAACAAACTTTGGGTCTTACCAATGCAACAATTTACTGGAAGGAAATTGCTCCAAAACCAACCACTACTAAGTACTGCCTAGACAGAGATGCCAAGAATGATGCTTGTCACATCTGTGTAATTGATGATAGTGGTAAGATTACTGGTATTCAAGGTAATCTTTTAGAGAAGCATACAAACCTTTCTAAAGCACTTGACGCAGTATCTGCAGTAAATGCTCCTCAGAAGAACTGGTACGAGCAATATATTGCCGATTTCTCCGAGCATGTTTATGCTGGTGGTAATCCAGGAAGTACTAATAATACTTACTCTTCTTGGGAATCTTATCCACGAGCAAGTACTTTCTCAAGTACAACAGATTATACTCCAGTTGGAAGCGCAGCGGGTACATGGGGTATAGATGCTCAAGGAGTGGACTTTAACGTCATTGGTAACAAGACTTATACATTATCGGGTGGTGATGACTACTCGGTAGGTGGTAGCGTTGTAAGTTCCGGTAGTACATTTAACGGATTCAGCGCAACTCTTGGTGATCTCATTACTTCTTACAATGAGTTCTCCAATAAAGATAAAGAAGAGGTTGATTACTTGATTATGGGTCCAGGTGGAGACACCGTTCAGGATACCCAAGCAATTGCAAATAAAGTTATTTCTATCGCTAATGGTAGAAAAGACTGTGTTGCCGTTGTTGGACCACATAGAGGAGATCTAGTTGGTGTTACTAACTCTGATACTCAAACTGATAACTTAATCAACTACTTCAGTTCACTATCATCTTCTTCTTATGCAGTCTTTGATAGTGGTTACAAGTACACATATGACCGCTTTAATAATAAGTTCCGTTACATCCCATGTAACGCAGACATTGCTGGTCTAATGTGCCGCACAAATATTGTTGCTTATCCTTGGTTCTCACCTGCAGGTCAACAGCGTGGTATTATTAACAACGCTATTAAACTTGCATACAACCCAGATAAAGCACAAAGAGATAAGTTATATCCACAGAGAATTAACTCTGTTATAACTCAACCTGGATTAGGAACTCTACTCTTTGGTGACAAGACTGCTCTCGGATATGCATCTGCATTCGATAGAATCAACGTTCGTCGTTTGTTCTTGACAGTTGAGCAAGCACTAGAGAAAGCAGCAGAAGCACAACTCTTTGAACTCAATGATGAGTTGACAAGAGCAAACTTCAGAAACATTGTTGAACCATACCTTCGTGATGTACAGGCAAAGAGAGGACTCTATGGATTCCTTGTTATTTGTGATACTACAAACAACACTCCTGATGTTATTGACAACAATGAGTTCCGCGCAGACATTTACTTGAAGCCTGCGAAGTCTATTAATTATGTAACTCTTACCTTCATTGCTACCAGAACTGGAGTCAGTTTTGAAGAAGTAGCGGGTAGAGCATAGGTTAATAGATCTAAATAACACTACGGAGGACAACAAACAATGCCTGCATTTAACCTAGAAAACAGAAATACCAAGACAATCTCTGATTTTAAATCAAGATTGGTTGGTGGTGGTGCAAGACCGAATCTCTTTGAAGTAGAGATGACCGATCTTCCATCTGGAATACAATGGGATGCGAGTACTTTCTCGTTCTTATGCAAAGCAGCAGCATTACCTGCTTCAAACGTTGCTTCAATCGACATTCCGTTTAGAGGTCGTATTTTTAAAGTCGCAGGAGACAGAACCATCGATACATGGTCTGTAACCATCATTCAAGATGAAGACTTTACAATCAGAAATGCCTTTGAACAGTGGACTGATTTAATGGCAAATATGGATACTAACCTAGGTGCTACTAACCCTGGTTCTTATATGAGAACTGCTGCGGTTTATCAACTAGGTAGAGGTTCTGAAAAGAGAAGTTCTAACAGTTCTGGCAATAGCAGTGCTGTACTTAAAGCATATGAATTTGAGAATATTTTCCCAACTTCTGTATCAGCTGTTGACTTATCTTACGATACAGGCGATACTATAGAAGAGTTTACTGTTGAATTTGCAGTCCAGTCCTGGAATACTTTACCAACTGGTGCTGGTGGTGCTGGAGCTGGAGTTAACTTAATTACCGCTTAAGTACACACCTAAATAGTCTAAAAGGACAATTTTATAATTATGGCCAAACTCTTTGGATTCTCTATTGAGGATAATGAACCAATTAACCCTGGCGTAGTTTCTCCCGTCGTACCTAACGATGCTGATGGGAATGAAAACTATCTGTCCAGTGGTTTTTTTGGTTCTTATGTAGATATCGAAGGTGTTTATCGTACTGAATTTGAACTCATCAAAAGATATCGCGAGATGTCACTGCATCCAGAATGTGATAGTGCGATTGAAGATATTGTAAATGAAGCACTTGTATCAGATACTAATGATGTTCCAGTAAAGGTTGATCTAGATAATTTAAATGCCAGTGATGGTATTAAAAATAAGATTAGGGATGAGTTTAGATATATTTTAGATTTATTGGATTTTGATAAGAAGTGCCATGAGATTTATAGAAATTGGTACATTGATGGAAGAATCTATTATAATAAAGTAATTGATTTAAAGAATCCTCATGAAGGGATTCAGGAATTACGTTATATTGACGCAATGAAAATGCGTTATATTCGTAAGCAAGTTAAAGATAAGGAAAGAGAACGTAGTCAATTAATTCCAGGAAACGATAATCCTATGGATTTCGTTTTTCCTCAAATGGAAGAATTTTTTATCTATAATCCCAAAACTTCTTATCCAGTCGGTAATGCATCTTATACCCAGGATACTGCTGGAGTTAAGATGACCAAGGACTCCATTGCTTATGCTACTAGTGGATTGGTAGATAGAAATAAAGGATCTGTACTTTCATATCTCCATAAAGCAATTAAATCCCTTAATCAACTTCGGATGATTGAGGACTCTCTTGTTATATACAGATTATCTCGTGCTCCTGAACGTAGAATTTTCTATATAGATGTGGGTAATTTACCCAAGATCAAAGCGGAGCAATATCTCAGAGATGTGATGATGCGATATCGTAACAAACTTGTGTACGACGCAAAAACAGGAGAGATCCG